TAATAGGTATTTGCAATTGTGTGATATTTTGAGATAGCAAAGGTTCAAGAGCCCTACGCTCCTCATGAATGTGAGCCACACATAAATGGCACGGGTTTTAAATAATGGTTGTGCCCCGGAGAATACGCTCCGGGGCTTTTAATTGGCAAAGATTATGAGAATAGACAAAATTAAGACAGTAGGTCAGCTTAGAAAGGTCATTGAAAATCTTTCTGACGATTACGAGATAGAAATGCGTATCAGACGGAAATTGTCGGATGAAGACATAATCGAGTTGCATAAAAAGTACGGTAAGATATATCCTTATCCATACGAAACAAGTTATTCAGAACTTGAATTTGATGATGTAGGTGTGTCTGATAAAGTATTATGCTTGGGAGTTGAACTAAAAGACGAATGATATGCCGTACTACATAAAAAGAAAAAAGGCAAAGAAGAAAGACAAGCCTTTGCCACTGTTTGACAAAGCTGGTATAACAGTAAAGAAGAAGCCGGATTTGAAGGCAAAACTTGATAAAGAGTTTTCCCTTTTCATCCGGCTTCGTGATTGTATGCCTAATGGGGTTTTTCGATGTATCAGTTGCGGGCAAATAAAGCCCTTTGAACAAGCTGATTGTGGCCACTATTTCAGTCGTACACATTTGGCGACCCGTTTTGATGAAAACAATTGTCATGCCGAATGCCGACACTGCAATAGATTCAAAGCCGACCATTTAGAAGGGTATCGGGTGAATCTGATTGATAAAATCGGACAACAGAAATTCGCTTTACTAAAAGTGAAAGCTGCTGGTACTACTAAAATGACTGATTTTGAGTACGAACAATTAATCAAGTATTACAAAACACTGAACAAGAAGTTACGAAAGGAGAAAGGTGTATGAGTTATATTTTGCGTGATTATCAACAACAAGCTTCTGATTCAGCCGTCACCTTCTTCAACAACAAGACGAAGAAAACAAACGCCATTATGGTGTTACCCACCGGTAGTGGAAAGAGCCTTATCATAGCTGACATCGCTTCAAGACTTGACGGTCATACATTGGTATTCCAGCCGAGCAAGGAAATTCTTGAACAGAACTTCAAGAAACTTTGTTCTTACGGGATTCTCGATTGTAGCATTTATTCCGCCTCCTTCAATTCAAAAGAGATAAGCCGGATAACATTCGCAACCATCGGTAGCGTGAAAAGCCATCCGGAACTTTTTGCCCACTTCAAGAATATTATCGTGGACGAGTGTCACCTTGTGAATCCGATAGAGGGAATGTACAAGGATTTCTTCGATGCTGTGAAGTGCAAGGTTCTTGGATTAACGGCAACGCCATATCGTTTGAGTTCCAGCCGTGACTTCGGCTCTATGCTAAAATTCATAACCCGGACAAAGCCCCATGTGTTTTCAGAGGTCATTTATCATGTACAGGTATCGACCTTGCTTGATATGGGCTATCTCTCAAAGGTGAACTACTATCCGATGAATCCTACCGGATGGAACGAACTCAATTTGAAGATAAACACTACCGGAGCCGACTATACCGATAAGTCAGTCCAAAAGGAATATGAACGGATAGACTTTTATAGTTACATCGTTCATATCGTCCAAAGGCTGATGAATCCGAAAGCAGGAGGCAAGAGGAAGGGTATTTTGGTATTTACCCGGTTTTTGAAAGAAGCGGAACGATTGACGATGTCCATACCCGGATGTGTCATTGTTTCCGGTGATACTCCAAAGAAGGAACGTGAAAGAATACTCGAAATGTTCAAGGTCGGGGAAATACCTGTAGTAGCCAATGTTGGTGTACTTACTACCGGCTTTGATTACCCAGAACTTGACACAGTTGTTATGGCCAGACCTACCATGTCGCTTGCGATGTATTACCAGATTGTAGGCCGTTGCATCCGTCCATACAAAGGAAAGACGGCGTGGTTTGTGGATTTATGCGGTAACATCAACCGTTTCGGTGAAGTTTCCGATTTGCATTTGAAAGATACTGGAAATGGCAAGTGGGCGGTATTCTCGAAAGGACGACAATTGACAAATGTAAGATTTTAGGATATGGCAAGGAAAAGTGACCGTCCGGTTATCAGACCGGACACCTGTTCGAAATGTTGTCACGGGACACCGGTTCCGGTAATGAAAGGCAATCCCAAAGTGGTTTATTGCAATTTTTTCAACAAACGTTTTGTTGCGGATAGCAAACGAAATTGTGATTATGCGATTTGATTATGGAATATTACATACCTATTAGCAGGCGACTATTTGAGCACCAATTGTGGTGCGAAGAGCGCATATATTCGAGGTTTGAAGCATGGCTTGATTTGATTCAGAGCGCACGATTTGAAGACACGAAACAACTTATCGGCAATAGGTTTATAGAGGTTAAGAGGGGCCAGATTCTTGCTTCATTGCGGTTTTTAGCTGGTCGTTGGCAGTGGTCTACAAAGAAGGTAAATTCATTCTTGGATCTACTGATACAGGACAAAATGATAATAAAGGAAACACCAAAGGAAACAGGACAAACCGTTATAACTATCTGTAATTACGATAAATACAATTCGCAAATCATACAAGAGGAAACGGAAAAGAAACAGCAAGGAAACACTAAGGAAACACCTCGGAAACAGCAAGGAAACAAAGTTAATAAAGATAAGAAAGAAAATAATATAGGAGATTCTGACGAATCTCTTGTATGTGGGACTTCGCAGCCCCACGCCGAACATATCGATTACTCCGAACTTGTCAAATTCTTCAATGAAGAAACAAAAGGTGTATTTGGTACGGTCAGGACTCCGCTTTCTGATAGCCGTAAAGGGATGATTAACGCACGTATAAAATCTTATGGCAAAAAGACGTTTGCCGACATGATTCATAGGGCATACCAAAGCGATTTCTTGAAAGGGCAGAACAAAAAAGGCTGGACAGCATCTTTCGATTGGCTTATCAAACCAACGAATTTTGAGAAAGTAATATCAGGTAATTATGACAACAAGAATAGCAGAAACTATCCGGCAATTCCAAACGGGGCAAAATCACGAGAGGAACAAACAGACCGTGAAATCCTCGAATATGCCGCAAAAGCTTTCGGAAAGGACACGGTTAGTAGTAAATAGATACGGGGACGGTGAAAGTTTCGCTAAAAAGTTCAATCCTTCATTACAGGTTGTATGTGCTCAAAATGTGGAACGTTCGTTCAAGGGGAATGCGCCTTCATTGGCTTTGCTCGGAGAAACCTATCCAGATGAACAGGTGAATACTTGGATAATTGCTCAACTGATGGACTTGTACAAGTTTGCCGGTGTAAAAGAGAAGCCTACATTCCAACAGGTTTTGGAGCTTTCCGTGATGATACGTGTGGAATACTATTACCTGAAAGCTTCCGAATTGTTGCTTTTTTTCTTCAAGTTGAAAGCTGGCGAATATGGCACCTTTTACGGTGTTGTGGATCCTATGGTGATCATGTCTGCTCTAATTGAGTTCAAAGCATACAGAAAAAGGCAACTGGAGAAATACGACCGGGAAGAACAGGAAAGACAACGAGAAAAAAGATACGAGAAGCAAGACAAGAACTCCGTACCATTTCCGGATCATTTGGAGTTTCTGAAAAAGATTATGGAATCAGAATAATCAAGCTAAGAAAATGAAAACAGTAGAAAAGTTAAGAATAGCACCTATTGGCACCATTGTAAACTTCGCAGATCGGACACTGATAATAAAGCGTTTCCAAGCTATCGTAAAGGGTAAAATGGTAATTTGTCGCGGATGCGTTTTCCGTAGCAAGGGTGGTGCGAATAGTTGCAAGTATATGACGGCTTGTTTTGCCAAATATAGGCCGGATAGTGAGAGTGTGGTGTTTGAGGAGGTGGATACAAAATTGAAATAATTAAAATTATCATGGAATATATAGAATTTCTAAGAAATAAGATGGCTATCAGCCATCAAACAGGATTTGAAATTAATTCGGAAGAAATTACCCCGACATTATACCCTCATGTAAAAGATACCGTTCGTTGGGCGGTTGCCGGTGGATGCCGTGCTATATTCTCCAGCTTCGGTATGCAAAAGACAGTCACCCAGCTGGAAATACTTCGGGTAATCTTGAACCATAAAGGAGGCAAGGGATTGATCGTTTGCCCTAAGCGTGTGGTAGTCGAGTTCCTAACACAAGCGGAACAACACTTGCACATGAAAGTAACCTATGTCCGAACTATGGCAGATGTGATGATATGTCCTACCGACATCATGGTAACAAACTACGAACGTGTGCGTGATGGTGAGGATGGAGTGAGAATAGATCCGTCCTATTTTACTGCAACATCATTGGATGAAGCCAGCGTGTTGCGCGGATTCGGCACCAAGACCTATCAGGAGTTTCTACCGTTGTTCTCGGGTGTCCCTTACAGGTTTGTCGCTACGGCTACACCTTCGCCAAACAGATACAAGGAACTTATACATTATGCTGGTTATCTTGGTGTGATGGACACCGGACAGGCTCTTACTCGATTCTTTCAGCGAGACAGCACGAAAGCGAATAACTTGACACTTTATCCGCATAAGGAAAAAGAATTTTGGTTGTGGGTATCTACATGGGCGTTGTTCCTAACCAAGCCTTCCGACCTCGGTTATCCGGATACTGGCTATGAGTTGCCTGAACTCCGTGTACATGAAGAGATTGTGAATGTGGACAATTCTACGGCTGGAGCTGATCGTGACGGACAGGTGAAAATGTTTCGTGAGGCTGCTCTCGGACTTGCTGACGCGGCAAAAGAACGCCGAGATAACATGCAGGAAAAGATTGCCCGTGTGGTAGAGATAATCAATCGCCCGGAAAACAAGGACGACCATTTCCTTTTATGGCATGACTTGGAAGCTGAACGGCTGGAACTATGCAAAACGATTCCAGGTTGTAAGGCTGTCTATGGTTCACAAGACGATGAAGAAGCCGACAAGGTAATATCCGACTTCAAAGATGGCCGGCTGAAATACCTTGCAGCTAAACCGGAGATGCTTGGTGAAGGTCTGAACTTCCAGTATCATTGTCATAAAGCAATCATGTTCATTGACTACCGCTTCAACGATAAGTTCCAAGCGATAGCCCGTATATACCGCTTTATGCAACAGCATCCCGTTGATCTCTATCTGGTCTATGCCGAAAGCGAGGGTGAAATATTTAAGAGCTTCATGCAGAAATGGGCACAACACCGGGAAATGGTCGCAAATATGACTGATATTGTCCGGCATAACGGTTTGTTCGGTTTGCAGGCCGAGGAAAAGATGATGCGCTGGATGTTCGCCAGTCGGGAAGAAAAATCCGGCAAGTTGTGGAAAGCAATCAATAACGATAATGTATTGGAATGTCAGAAGATGGAAAGTAACTCTGTAGATCTGATCGTAACCAGTATCCCGTTCTCAAATCATTACGAATACACGCCTACATACAATGACTTTGGGCACAATGAAGATAACGATAAGTTCTTTGAACAGATGGATTATCTTACACCAGAGTTAATGCGCATTTTGAAACCGGGTCGGTTGGCCTGCATCCATGTGAAAGATCGTGTTTTGTTCGGCAACGCCACGGGGGACGGTATGCCAACTATCGATCCGTTCAGCGAAATAACTGTATTTCATTACATGAAGCATGGCTTCCGATATATGGGGCGCATTACGGTCGATACTGATGTGGTGAGGGAAAACAACCAGACCTACCGTTTGGGCTATACCGAGATGTGCAAGGATGGTTCCAAGATGGGAGTCGGATGCCCTGAATATGTATTGCTATTTCGCAAGTTGCCTACCGATACCTCACGTGCTTATGCCGACCGGCCTGTTAAGAAGGACAAGAGCGAATACTCGCTGGCCCGTTGGCAGATCGATGCCCATGCAAGTTGGAAGTCTTCCGGCAATTCATTGTTGTCATACGAAGATATGAAAGGTGCTGGAATAGATAAGATTCGGCATTTGTTCCGTAACTACGAACGTGAACATATCTATAACTATGAGGAACATGTGTCTTTTGCGGAAGAGTTAGAAGCATACGGAAAACTTCCAAAAACATTTATGGCTGTCGACCCTGTAAGCAAGAAGGATTGGATATGGGGTGATGTGGCCCGTATGAGAACGCTTAACACAAAGCAATCACAAAAGAAACGACAAAATCATATTTGTCCTCTTCAGTTAGATATCGTTGAAAGGCTGATTGAACGGTACTCGAACAAAGGAGAATTGGTATTTGACCCGTTCGGAGGTATCGGTACTGTCCCTTATTGTGCTATCAAGTTAGGTCGTAGGGGACTTTCAACAGAACTCAATTATGATTATTGGAAAGACGGGCTTTCTTATCTGCGGGAAGCGGAGAACGAAGTAAGTGCTCCTACATTGTTTGATTTAATGGCTATATGATTATGAAACAATACAATAATTGGGAAGAAATAGACAAAGACACAGACGGACTTGTTACTTCATTGACTTACATTGTCCTCTTCGTAAATGATCAAGTTTATAATTACGCACTTAATATTTACGATAGTTGCCGTAATACTCCATACTACAGGCGTGGAGTAAAGAAGAACATAAACGAATTGAAAAGATTCATGGAATCGTACAATACAAACATTTGCAGGATTGCGAATGTCAATGTTGAAACGCTTGCGGTTATAACGCAAAGCATGGAAGACGATATTAAACCTCATATCGACAAATACGGGTTTGCCATAAGTCAGACGCTTTTAAATAATGGATGTTCAGGAGAACTGAACCATCTAATATCAATCGCTTCTACTATTGATATGTTATGCCAAACATCCAAGATTACAATACGTGATTTTTACATATCAATGCGAAAATTGGTCCCAATAGCTGTGAATCCTTTGGCTTGGCTGTCTATTGACAAAGCCATGTTTTACGCAAGAATGATAACGGATAATCTAACCCCAAAGGATGTAAGCATTAATTTGAACGATATACCTGCTATATCTACGGCATTTCAAGCTATTGCCAATAAAATGTTAAGTCCGGATGTGTTTGAAAAGGCGTTTAATGAATGCCTAACAAGATAGTGAAATGAAAAAGTTATTATACATAGACCTTTTTTGCGGTGCCGGTGGAACTTCTACCGGCGTGAACACAGCGCGTCTTCATGGCGAACAGTGCGCAGAAGTCATTGCGTGTGTCAATCACGATGCGAATGCCATTGCGTCACACGCTGCAAATCATCCGGACGCGCTTCACTTCACAGAAGACATCAGAACGCTTGAACTGTCACCACTTGTGCATCATCTTCAGAAGTGTCGCACGAAGAACCCTGACGCACTTGTTGTGCTATGGGCATCGCTTGAATGTACGAACTTCAGCCGTGCAAAAGGCGGTCAGCCACGTGACGCAGACAGCCGGACACTTGCAGAACATCTTTTCAGATACATCGAAGCAATAGACCCCGATTATATTCAAATCGAGAATGTCGAAGAATTTATGTCGTGGGGTGAACTTGATGAAAACGGAAAGCCGGTGTCAAAAGACCGTGGCAAGTCATATATCAAGTGGGTGAACAACGTGAAGAAATACGGCTACAACTTCACGCATCGCATACTGAACGTAGCAGACTTCGGCGCATACACATCGCGCAAACGCTTCTTCGGCATCTTTGCGAAGAATGGTCTGCCGGTTGTGTTCCCGAAACAGACACATTGCAAGACAGGTGCAGCAAGTTTGTTCGGCACAATGCCGAAGTGGAAGCCAGTGCGTGAAGTTCTTGACTTTGAAGATGAAGGCAAATCAATCTTCAACCGAAAGAAACCGCTTGCAGAAAAAACGCTTGAACGCATATATGCCGGACTGATTAAGTTTGTCGCAGGTGGCAAAGATGCCTTTATGGTGAAATACAATTCGATGAACCAACGCGGAAAGTATGTGCCGCCGTCACTTGATGAACCCTGCCCCACTATCGCGACACAACAGCGTCTTGCACTTGCATCAGTGTCTTTTCTGTCAAAGCAATTCAGCGGTCAGCCTGACAGCAAGAACGTGTCTGTCGAAGAACCGGCAGGAACAATAACGACTATTGACCACCACGCATTTGTGAAAGCGCAATTTATTGTAAACTATCGCTTCAATAATACAGGTCATTCTATTGAAGACCCAGCACAAACGATATGCACGGTAGGTCAAATTGGTGTTGCATCTTGCAGTTTCATCGCAAATGAGTATTCGGGCGGTGGTCAGCTTTCAAGCATCGAACAGCCCAACCCGGCTGTGCTGACGAACCCGAAGCAGAAACTTGTCACCGTGAAGCAGCACTACTTGATGAACCCACAATTTGCGTCAAATGGCGGTTCTGTCGATAAACCGTGTTTCACGCTCATCGCAAGAATGGATAAAATGCCGCCATATCTTGTCACGACTGAAACCGGCGAAGTCGCTATTGAAGTCTATGAAACAGACAGTCCTATGACTGTCAAAATCAAAGAATTTATGGCACTTTACAACATCATAGACATCACTATGCGTATGCTGAAGATTGATGAACTGAAGCTGATAATGGGTTTCCCGAAAGACTACGAACTTATTGGCACACAGGCAGACCAAAAGAAATTCATCGGCAACGCAGTTGAAGTGACTATTGCCAGGAAGTGGTGCGAAGCACTATGTGAAGAAATATACAATCGTAAAATCAAACAATTAGCATAATTATGAACCGGAAAATCAAATTCAGAGGGCGTATAACTAAATCAACCGAATGGGTTTATGGGTCTCTTATTGTTTATCCTGATGGGGAATACAACATACTTTCTCAACGAAAAGAAAATTCATCTAAGATGGATGATTGGTGCGTTGATAAACAAACCGTTGGCCAGTTCACGGGCTTGTATGACAAAAATGGACAAGAAGTATATGAGGGGGATATTGTTAAAAGAAAAATTATAAAAAGTGATTTCTATCCTGAACAATATATGCCTCACATAAAGGAACAACATGAGACAAAAAGATGGGTTGAATCTCAAACGGGAGTTATAAAAATGTGTCCAGAAATACGCTTTGGGGAGGAGTTTATAACTCGGATGCCTAAGCAAAAAGATATAGATAATGGTATTATTGATAATTTTGATTATGAAGTCGTTGGTAACATATACGACAACCCAGAACTACTGAAAGGAGGCACGAAATGATTAAGGCTTTAATATGGGCGATAATATCGCTTTTGATGCTATTTGTCATGACATCTGGAATATCTATTCAGCTCAAACCATTTCGTATAGACATTACTTATCCATATTTCGGATTAGGAATTGTATTGACCGCCATAGGGCTTACCCTGTGTATCGGATCAGCGTACTACTATGGAATCTCAAATAACCAATACAAAGATGGCTATAAGAAAGGATTTCATGCCGGCGTTGAATATGTTATAGAATTTGCAAAACAAAAAAAGAATGAAGAATGAGCATAAATAAAGTAATCCTTCTCGGTTATACCGGCAAGGATCCTGAAGTGAAAGATGTTGCCGGGACAAAGGTCGCCAATCTATCGCTTGCTACCACGGAGAAGGGCTATACCCTTCAAAACGGGATCCAGGTTCCAGACCGCACGGAATGGCATAGTCTTATCTTTTGGAAAGGTCTGGCCGAGGTCGTAGAAAAGTATGTCAGGAAGGGTTCTCAAATCTATATCGAGGGCAAGATCAAGACCCGGCAGTATGAGGATAGAACGGGATCAAAGCGGTATGTGACAGAAATATTTGTTGATAAGCTGGAGTTATTGGGAAGTAGACTTGCCCAGCAAGAAGCCAGTCCACAATCGAAACTCTATCAACCTGAACAATCAAGAGAAGATCTTCCATTCTAAAAAATACAAGAGGCAACGCCCCGAACCACCAGTAACGTTACCTCCCCACACGATTATTTAGTACAAATATACTATTTACTTCTAAATAATTGTGCCATGTTTTCAGAAATTGCGGAAATAAAATCAATTAGAGAGCAGAAATCAAAGTTATCGGAAAGGGAAAAAGAGCTGACAGAACCTATATTGACGGACCTTGATATGATAGGAATGTTATATCGGTGGTTCCAAGAGATTATTTCTCAAAAGGAGATATTTAGGTCAGGGAATGTTACCCAACGAAAGAAATTCATTTTTATCATCTTGTTTTTGTATTCTCCGAGTACCCTTGCCGGAGGAAAGATGAAAAATGGCCTTCGAGATAAGCTGGCGGAGGTTTTAGGTGTAAATGCCCAGACAACCATATCCAATAACCGTAATAACTTGGTTTTCTCTTACCAGCTGTACAAGTATTTCCGGCAAGATGTGGATTGGATATATGGGGAGATGATGGAAAGGATAAAGCCGGAGAAGTAGGTCGGCTTCGTTAATTGTTAAAAGCAACAAATATGTTACTGTTTTCTTTGTGGTTACTTTTGTGGTTGTAACAAAAACGTTATATTTGTGGCGTCAATTAAAAAGTTCTTTGATTTTATGAAGTATTCAGAGTTTTACAAATTGATTGAATCAGCAGGCTGGACAATCAAAAAGGGGACGAACCATTACAAATATGTTCATCCCGACTTTGACTACTTTATCCCTGTCGGTAGGCATCCGGCAAAAGAGATTCCAAACGGTACTCTTGATAGTATGATGAAAAAGGCGGGGTTAAAGAAGTAAAAGGACTGCACCCACTTCGGTGGGTGCTTTAATTGACGAAATTAAAAATGGCACGATTATGAAGAAGATTAAGGCGATTATCGAAAAGGCGAATGATGGAGGTATTTCTATTTATTCGGAAGACGTGAACGGCGCGTATGGTTTCGGTCTTACGGAGCAGGAAGCCAAAGATGATTTCCTGTCTGTACTGGAAGAACAGGCTGAATATTACAAAGAGAAACATGGTGAGTTTCCTGTGTGGTATAAGTCTGGCTATTCTGTTTCGTATATTTATGATTTGAGTGGATTCTTCGAGGCATTCCCTTTCATAAATGCCAGTAAGTTTGCAAAGGAAATTGGATTGAACGAGTCCGTTATGCGAAAATACAAAGGAAAGATCGTTACAGCTTCCGAAAAGCAAAAGGCTATAATCCAAGAGGGGTATAATAATATCCTCAAAAGAATGGAAGCTGTCAGATTCTGATATTCCAGCCGTGAGGCTCTGATATAAAATCGAGAACTAATTGACAAAAGTAGGCGCATCGTTTTGGGTGCGCCTTATTTATTGTTTGTTTAAGGTATTGCTTTCGGATAAATATATACAAGTAAAATAAGGGTTAGTCATAGAGAATGAGGGAATAGTTAATCAGAACTACCTGTTTTAATTTTAATTAAATGTAATTTGATTTCCAGTCTGTTTGTTGATTTGCATTTTTATTTCATGGAATATGTTGGCGCAATTTGTGAGACTTTCATTTTTTGACAGTACTTGATCTGCAAAAAGAATGTTGTATTCACAAATACTATCGTATAGAGCTTTCGAGTGCTTCAAAAGGGGCAAAAAATCTCTGATGGATTTTATATTTAAATATTCTTTTTTTATATATAAATGAAGAAGGGGATCTATAGATTTTTTTATTATAAAATCAATATTGGTTTTGTTTTCCTTGATTTTTTCGTTATAGGAGTTTATAATTTCCCAAATGGGTTTAGCCAATATCGTTAATCGTTGATTCTTTTCTAGATCTATTGCTAAAAATACACTTTCATTTTGTATTTGTTCATTTATTTTTAGTATTTCATTTGATGGCATGGTTATATATTGATGTGAATGGTTTGAGTAATCATTATCGAAACTTTTGAATAGATCAGATATATAATCTAAATGAGGATGTAATTTGATGTAATACTTTTCATCGATTTTAAACTCGTAGAAAGCGTCAAAAACATAATCAACATTTAAACTCTTAATCCTAATAGCTTCGTCTATGGTATTGATTTTTAAAATACTATGTTCCCACGGTCTTTTATGAACAGATTCATTATATTCTTTAATATATAGAACCTTTGTTCTACATTTTTTCTCAATATTATCTAAAGTAAGGGCGATGGCTTTAAGTAATGATCTTTTTTTCTCTTCTTCTTTCTCTTTTTCATGTTTTATTCCTCTCTTAAAGACAAATATAGCGACTCCAGCCCCTAAAAGTGATCCAAATAATGTGCCTATTATATTAAGCCAATCTTTATATGTCATATCAGCATTTGGAGTATCTGTTACTTTCTCATAAATTTTATTTATAACCTGTTTATTTTTTGCACTTAATTCATATTGCTGTTTAAGAATGTCAGTCTGTTCGTCGAGTTTTTTATTGATCGAAATACAGCATTCAATGTCTAATGGGGTGGAGACATCTGCATGTATGGAAAAGACAAGTGTAAAAACAAAGATTAAAAGTGATAATAATATTCTCATGATAGTAATAAGTTTAACAAGTTCCCAAAAGTACTTATTTTGTATGACTCAACCAAGCAGATCCTTTGAAAATTTGTACACGCAAGAAAGAAGTATATTATATTTATTATTATTATTTGTGTCGCTTGCTGTGTCTACCTTGTGTCACTTTGTTGTGTAATGGGCTGTATTTTAAAGCGTTATCTGTGTCTATTCTGTGTCGTTTGCTGTGTCAACATTGAAGGTAAATTGTTAAAATACAGGTGCTTATCTGTGTCGTTTACTGTGTCGCTTTTTTATTGGGGTATGTCAGTGAATGATGTAAAGTGTTGATGAATAAAGTTGTAGCTGTGTCAAAGAAAGTAAGCCGGAGAAATCCGGCTTACTTTAATATATGGCTATTTATTGTATCGGCTTTTATAAGGTTCTACCAAATGTTCCGTAGAAATAACAGATACGTCAAACCAACCATCTGTAACTTCGTTAAACAATACCGTTTTACATATAGGACATACCGCTTCCTCACGTTCTTTACCTCCAGGAACTCCCATCCTATATTCTGAAACCTTGATTGTCGCGCCACAATGAGGGCACTTTCCTTCACCTCTATCACTATACATAATCACCTCCTATTTTATTAGGTTTATAATTTATCTGCTAACTTCTTAATATCATCTTTACTATTAATCACATGTGTATCCTTACCGATCCGGACGGCTCCGACTACTTCGTCAGAAGACTTATCGAATAGCTCTGTAACAGGAACACCGAGGGCGTTGGCGATTTCTTCTAAACGTCCGATGGTCGGATTTCCATTTATAGACTTAGACAATCCAACCTCTGTTAATCCAAGTTGCTTTGCAAGGTCTTTCAACATGATACCTTGCTCTCGACAAATATCCTTTATTCTTAAATCCATAATTATACATATTGTTTAAGTGCAAAAATATCTCATTTTTCCATATCTGTATAAGAAATGCGACAAAAATATACAGAAAGTTTATTTATTAACATATATTACACAAATAGATTTGGTTGTGAATTAAACAATCTGTTATATTTGCGGTGTAAAATTAAACGATTTGGATAATTCAATTAAATATAAAGGTTATGACAAACATTGATAACATGAACAACGAACTGGCAGCGTTAGCCGCCATGAGTGAGGCAGAAGCCTGTAAGCTCTACAATGTAGACTACAAAGACGAGGCTATTCAGTATATAGTTGATTATTGGACTTGCATAGCTTGAGAACAGATAGTAATAACAATTAAAAGATATATGATTATGGCAACATCAGTAATTAAACAGAGAACAATAGAAAAGTTCATCATGTCAGAATTTGCACAAGGTAACTTAGATACACAAGAACAAGTAGCCTGTATGATTATCTTGATTCAGAAGAAGCTGAATATGTCAGTAGAACAGGCTGGTGACTTCGTAAGAAAGGCAATAGGTATTAACGCTTAAATACATACGATTATGAAAGCAGATTTAGTTTTAGTTATCAGCCCAGAAACATCACTGATGAAACAATTGGGCAAAGTATTAGGCAAGTTATGTTCTATGTGTGATTTTTCTACCATAGAAAGAGGCGAAAAGTATGTCACGATACAACATGATGAAACCGGGCTTGTAGTGGCTTATACGAGTGAAGAACGGTTGAATGTGAAACATTAAATAAGATTGATTATGAACTCAATAAACGAAAACGGTTGCAGCGTATGCCAGCCCGGTAAAGAGAATTACACTACCTACAACACCAGGTTGAGAGGTAAAAGAGTGAGAATGTACCAGTATGACTATCGTACTGAAAGTGGTGAACTGTTTTCTTGCTGTGCGCCTACTTTAGAGGCGTGCAGAGAAAAACGGGATAAATGGCTTAGTTTACGACAATAAATCGATTGTCATAAATAACGATTGAAGATGTTTCTGTGTTTTTGGTTATGGTTGTACCTTAGTGGCGCTATCGCGGGTTAGAGCAGTGGTCAGCTCGTCACTTTGACTTGGTGAAGGTCAGCGGTTCGAATCCGTTACCCGCAACTACTTAGTTATTCAATTAAAAATGGCACGATTATGAATATTTTAACACTCTCGATTAAACAGAAGTATTTCGATGAAATCTTAGCAGGCAAGAAAACTCACGAATACCGTGAAATCAGACCAACTAACGCTAAGAAGTATATCACTTACCTCTGTGGTGGCAAAGAATATCCGGCTGATGCAGAACTACCTGAAGAAGGAGAGGCTGAATTAAAGCCTATCAAGTATGATGCCATCAAGCTTCTGACAGGTGCATATACGGGCAAGCGTCCTTATATCATTGTAGAGGTAAAGAACGCAGAAGCAGTAATTCTCACAGATGAAAACGGTAATGATATTGTTTATGAGTATCAAGGTGAAGAATATCTCGCAGCTCAAATAGATTATACTTTGGGCAAGATATTAGAGAAACATATAGATTGATTTGTTTAACTTTTAAAATTAGAAAGCAGAGTCGCAAGAAGAATTAACAGAGTAGCCGGGCCTCGCAGAAATATGAACGGTGCAGGGGCTGGAGGTCGATTGGTCGCCAATCGTAGAGGTACTGCAAGTACTACGCAGTTAGGTTCACGTAGGCAGCGTTACGCTGATTTGCGTGTTTCAATGGGATTAAACGGTGGCTAACCTATGAACAAGGTAGAACAAGCGAATCGATATATAGACCTCATTCGCGTAAAATCGAATGAGGCTTTGCTGTTTTTATCATTAGGTAAAGATTCGCTTGTTCTACTTGATTTGCTCTATCCGAAGTTTGACAGACTTGTTTGCGTGTTCATGTACTTCGTCAAAGACTTGGAGCACATCAACCGTTGGATAAACTGGACTAAAGCTAAATATCCGAATATTGAGTTTATCCAAGTGCCACACTGGAACTTGACATATATTCTTCGTGGCGGTATGTATTGTGTTCCAAATCCGAAAGTGAAATTGTTGAAGTTGGCTGATGTCGTAAAGGCTATGCAGTTCAAATACGGTATCTATTATACGTTTTTGGGCATGAAGAAAGCGGACGGAATGAACCGCAACTTAATGCTGAAAGGGTATGAGGCAAACGGTTATGAAAATAACGGTTTGTGCTATCCGCTCGCCGATTTTAGTCAGAAGGACATTCTTGCTTACATGAAGCAACATAACTTACCCAAGCCTGTCCGATATTCATTGAAAGCCAGCTCAGGTGTTGGATTTAACCTTGATTGTATGCTTTGGATGGAGAAAAATTACCCACAGGATTTGCAGAGAATTTACAAAACTTTCCCAATGGCCGAAAGGGTGCTTTGGGAGTATCATAATAAACAAAAATAATAGGAGGATTGCCGAGTTAGAAGAACAAAAACGAGAGCACAAATATATGCTCAATCAGATAGATTGAGCGAAGCAAATTGGAGAAGAAAAAATACATGGAGTAGCAGTGCCGCAAGCAGGCGCGCAAAACAATCTCGTGATAATCTTATAGCAAGAGCCGAAAGGAATACTCTTCGACAGAGAGGTTTCGGTCTAAGTAATGGCTAATATGGAATTATCAAAATACATAAAGAGTGAATCGGTGGAACTTAACCGCTCTGCCATTCACTTTGCAGACTATAATCCCCGGAAACTTTCCAATGAATCACGTAAGACACTGAAACGTGGTATCAAGAAATTCGGATTGGTGGGTGGAATAGTTGTGAATAAACGTACTGGTCTTACAGTAGTCAGCGGGCATCAGCGTTTGTCCGTCATGGACGAATTGCAGAAGTTCCCCGATAATGACTACTATATCCGTGTCGATGTCATAGACGTGAACGAGCAGCAGGAAAAGGAATTAAATATTTTAATGAACAACCCTAATGCACAAGGTACATGGGATTTTGACGCTCTTGCTCGTATTGTTCCTGATATTGACTGGAAAGACGCTGGTTTGACTGATGCTGACTTGAATATGATTGGTGTCGACTATCTTTTGCAGACCGAAGAGGAAAATTCTATTGCGGATGCTTTGTCTGATATGATGGCTTCAGTTGCCGAACAGAAAGAAGCCGATAAAGCTGCCAAACAGTTGGAACGTGCCGAAAAGGTCGCCCACATGAAAGAGGTCAAGCAACAGGTTAAGGAGAAAGCACAGAGGCAAGCCGAGAATATGGATGCTTATGTAATGCTTTCCTTTGATACCTATGAAGCAAAAGCAGCTTTCTGTGAACGTTTCGGCTATGAGCCGGACATGAAGTTCATAAAGGGAGAAGTGTTCGATGAACAAGTGGAACGGGTAGATTGATATGAGCAATAGTGAATCTCAAAACAGAAAAGGTAAGGGAGGGAGAAAGCCCAAGTTTGACTACACAAGCGAGGACTTTCTTTCTCTCGTGGAATCGTATGCCAAAAAGGGATTCACTGATAAGGAGATTGCTCATGCCATTGGATTGTCACCGCAAAAATTTAGTGAAAAGAAAAGTACATACAGTGAATTAAGTGATGTCCTTTCGCGTGCGCGTTGCACGATAAATTCTCTTGTACGTGCTAAATTTCTTGCAATGGCTCTTGGTGGCATAAAAACTAAGAATACCACTGTTCGGAAATTGCGAGATAAGGAAGGAAATCTAACCGGTGAAGAAGAGGTACAAGTTGTAGAAGGTGAATTGGCTCCCAATTTAAGTGCTCAAATGACTTGGTTGTATCATTACGATGAAGACTGGAGAAAAGTTGAACGCAAGCAAGATGAAGATGCCGACATCCCTACAGATATTGACCACGGTATCACTATTGATTCTTGGATTAAAGACAAGCTGAAATGATAGTACCCCAAGAAATATATCATCCATTATACACCGATACGGAAAAGTTCATTATTCTCATTACTGGTGGTCGTGGCTCCGGTAAGTCTTTCAATGCTTCTACATTCATAGAGCGTCTTACTTTTGAAATGACTCCTGTAGAGAAGATAGTCCATCAGATCCTTTATACTCGCTATACGATGGTTTCCGCTGGTATGTCCATTATTCCGGAAATGATGGAGAAGATAGAACTTGACGGAACTACCAAATATTTCAAGACCACAAAGACGGACATTGTAAACCGCATGACAGGCAGTCGCATCATGTTCCGAGGTATCAAGACTTCCTCCGGGAATCAGACAGCCAAATTAAAATCCATTCAGGGCATTACAACCTTTGTCTGTGATGAAGCGGAAGAGTGGACCAGTGAGGAAGAGTTCGACAAAATTATGCTCTCCATCCGTAAGAAGGGAATCCAAAACCGGATTATAATCATTATGAATCCCTGTGATTCCAATCACTTCATCTATAAAAAATACATCGAAAATACTCATAGGCTGGTAGAGATCGACGGAGTGCAGGTACAGGTTTCCACCCATCCGAATGTCCTTCATATTCATACAACTTACTTCGATAATATCGAGAACCTTTCTCCTGAGTTCTTGAGAGAGGTTGAAGAAATGAAAGAGAAGAATCTGGAGAAATATGCTCATGTGGTTATTGGGCGCTGGGCTGATGTAGCCGAAGGTGCGGTGTTTAAAAAGTGGGGTATTGTGGATGAGTTCCCGATGTGGTGTAAGAAAGTGGCTATCGGATTGGATTTTGGTTATACCAATGACCCTACAGCAGTTATCCGATGTGGAATCATAGACAATGCGCTATATTTGGATGAAGTGGATTATAGAACTGGATTACTTTCTGGAGATATTATAAAAACCTTGCGTCCTTGGGGTTTGAAAGTGATAGCCGATAGTGCCGACCCACGACTTATTCAGGAAATCCACAACGGAGGTATTAAGATTTACCCGGTAGAAAAGGGACAAGGTTCTGTCAATGCCGGTATAGACAAGGTGCAGGGTATGGAAATTTACATTACCAAGCGTTCTTATAACCTTCAAAGGGAGTACAGAAATTATGTTTGGGCAAAAGATAAGGACGGGAACTATATCAACGAGCCGGAAGACCACGACAATCACGGAATAGACGCTGCTCGCTATTATGTACTGGGTGAACTACTTGGCAAGATTCAGAAGCCGAAAGATTTAACAGGAATATTTACTCACTAAAATTATAGATTATGCCATTAACACTCGAAGAAATATTAGCATTGCCTGACATCGGGCAGAAGATAAACTACCTGAAGAAAGGTAGAAAAACCGAACTTCCAGACCGTTGTAAACTTTGGGACGACTGGAATCCCGAACGCCATGAAATCATGGTTGACAAAGAGAAGTACCCGGATAGAAAAGTTCTTGAAAAGGAAGCGGAAAAAGTTTTTGATGAAAAGACTGGTAAGACCTATGAAATCGAAGCACAATATAAGACTGAACCGGTAAACCGTATTTCTATCCCTTTGGAGCAAGATATTGTCAACATTCAAACAGCTTTTACGGTCGGCACAGAACCGTCTATGGATTGCACTCCGACTGATGATGATGAAAAGAAGCTGCTGGATGCGGTAAAGGCTGTATTCAAGTCCAACAAAATCAAATATCAGAACAAGAAGATTGTCCGTGCCTGGTTATCCGAACAGGAAGTTGCCGAGTATTGGTATGTCACTGATGATGATTCGTTCTGGGCGAAGTTCTGGAAGAAAGTTAAGACTACATTCGGAGGCAAGGTAAAACCTACCAAGAAGCTGAAAAGCGTATTATGGTCTCCGTTCCGTGGGGATAAGCTTTATCCGTTCTTCAATGATGAAGGTGATTTGGTTGCTTTCTCTCGTGAGTACAAGAAAAAACTCATGGATGACTCGGAAATTACCTGCTTTATGACTATCACAGACAGAATGGTCTATCAATGGGATCTGTCTAAGGGTTACGAGGAAAGAACTTCTTTCGTCCATGGATTCTCGAAACTGCCGGTTATCTACGCTTATCGTCCCGAACCTTATTGCAAAAAGATAAAGACTTTTCGGGTCCGGTTGGAGAAATTATTATCCAATTATGCTGATTGTATAGACTACCATTTCTTTCCGCTGTTGAAGCTAATTGGTGATGTAGAGGGTTTCATGGGTAAGGTTAAGGATAGAATGGTTAAACTTACAGGTGAGGGTGCGGATGCTCAGTATCTGACATGGAATCAGGCAAATGACACCGTAAAATTTGAGGTAGAAACCCTCTTTGAGAAAGCATATTCTATGACGAATACACCGCAAATCAGTTTTGAAAAGTTGAGCGGTGCTGGAAATGCCTTGTCGGGAGTGGCTTTCGATTACGTATTCCTTTCGACACATTTGCAAGTTCAAAATCATGCCGAGGTGATAGGTGAGTTCTTGCAAAGACGTGTAAACTTCATTGTCTCTGCTTTAGGCTCTATAAATCCATCTGAATTTAACAAAGCATCTGAAACGATAGATATTGGTACAGAAGTTGTTCCGTATCGCCTTGACAATTTAGAAGATAAAGTCAATGTAGCTGTAAAAGCTGTGTCGGGTGGTGTATGGTCACAACGACATGGGGTAATGTTCGCTGGAAATATTGACCGCATCGAAGAAGAAATTGCAGAGATAAAAGAAGAACAAGCAGCAAAGAATGAGCAAATCGGAAATAAAGAACAGAAAAATGCTTCTTAGTCAGAAAAATTACGAGGTTTATAATTTTAGTATAAGAAAAATAGAATGGTTAGCGGTAATTCTTCGGAGTTACCGCTATTTTTATATTCATAGTAAAATAACGAATAAATGCTTTGATAATATTCGTATTATTACTATATTTGCATGGTAATTAAGTCCAAAGCGTTATGAGTTACAAATCAGTTAAAGACGTTGTAACTATGTTGCAAGAAAACGGTTTTGTTCTAAAGAGTCAGAAAGGTAGTCACATGAAGTTTGAGAAAGACGGCAAAGTGGTTATTGTACCGAATCATAACAGCAAAGGCGTTGAGAAAGGCACTTATTACAGCATTTTGAGACAAGCGGGGCTAAAGTAGCCCCCTTGTTCTCTTAATTAAAAAAGGAGGTAATATGAAAACAGTAGAAGTTATTGTAGAACACGCAGGAAAGAACTTAAGTGCTTATATTGAAGATGCTCCTGTCATTACAGTCGGTAACGACATGAAGGAGTTGGAAGATAACATGAAGGAGGCTATCGAATTGTATTTGGAAGATAACTCTAATCCTTGTGAGGTGCTTTCTGGAGAATTTGAGTTAAAGTTTAAGATTGATGCTGCTACTTTTATCAACTATTACAGTAATATCTTTACTAAGGCTGCATTGAGCCGTATTACAGGAATCAATGAACGCCAGTTGTGGCATTATGCTGCCGGAGTTCACAAACCTCGCAGGCAGCAGTTAGAGAAAATTCAGAGGGGTATTCAATCATTGACAAAGGAGTTATCGGCTATAAATTTGTTATAGTATGGTGGATGTTAGAGAATTGAAAATTGGTAATTATGTCTATTTACAAAATAGCAAAACTCCATATAAGATAACAGAAATAGGATATAGTGAGATTGAATATCCAAAATATGAAGCGAGTGGAATATCATCAGAAGCGGTATTTCGTACCTATGTAGAGAACCTTAATCCCATTCCTCTTACAGAAGAACTGTTGTTGAAGTGTGGATTTGAAAAGCATAAATGGGGAGTTGTCACTTATTATAGTCCCTTGTTTGAGTTGGACGCAGATTTCCATTTGAAGGGAGTCGATTACAATATACAAGTGAAATCCCTCCATCAACTTCAAAACCTGTATTTTGATTTGACAGGTCAAAAATTAGAAGTAAAACTTTAGGCATACTATCTTACTATATTTTAGGCGTGATTCATTCGGTTTCACGCCTTTTTTTTGTCATATTTATGACAATAGTCTGATTGTCGTATATAACTATCCTGATTATTTCTCATTCTCTTTATTAAGATCTAATTTTACCGTAGAAATTTATAAATCAAATTCATACGGTATGACAATCTTAGAACAAATCTTAGCAGGGCTACAACAGAAATTCGCAGGGGTGGACACTGCTATTCTTACCCGCATTGCCACTAAGAAGGCAGAGGGTGTAACGGACGAGACAAAGGTAAACTCCATTATTGAGGGTATCAATTTTTCGGACGTGCTTAATTCCTATGGTGATTTCCGTGCCGGGGATGCTTCCAAGACCGCAGTTTCCAACTACGAGAAGAAACATAACCTTAAAGACGGTAAGCCAATCGAGACTACCACAACCATCAAAACGGAAGAGAATAAAGACGATGTGCCTGCATGGGCGCAAGCTTTAATTGATTCCAACAAGAGCCTTTCTGATAAGCTAACACAGTTTGAAACGGAGAAGGCTCAAGCAACACGTAGCCAGCAGATTTTGGCAAAGGCAAAGGAGTATGGTATTCCCGAAAACTACGCCAAACGATGCGCCATTAAGGACGATGAGGACTTGGACGCATACTTCAAGGATTTGAAGCAGGAGTTCGCAAATGACGGCTTCAAAGGCGTAACCCCTCCCGAATCAGCGGAAGCGAAGATTGAGAAAGAATCTGAATCTATCGCTAAGATGATTGATGAGGGGACGAAAACTATTGTTGAACAAAACAAGAATTAATTATGTCAGCAGGATTTAAGTATGACTTGGTTCCGCCCGTTGAGCAAGAGGAACGCTACGATGTCCAGACCGGCATTCGTAGACGTGGTCCGTTCAAACTTGATACGCAGAACCTGGTAGTGGGAAGTTTTCTTCCCGGATTTACACCGATTTGTGCGGACTTGAAAAACAAGTTCGCTTATGCGGTAATCAATGTGAGAGTTGCGGAAGCCTATACCACTGGTGGAGAGGCTTTGTCTATTAAAGTAGCTAAGAACTCTTTGGCTTATGTGGGTATGTTTGTCGGAAACGGCAAGAAAGGTGCAGAAGTAACGGCAATTGATAAGTCTAATGCCAACTACGATGTATTGACTATCAAGGCTGCTTTTGGTGAGAATATTGCCAAAGATGCTGTATTATTCAATGCGGTTGCAGTTGATGGTTTAAAGCAAAAGCATGTGGCTAATTCGGCGCTGTTTAACCGTACAAAGGTTGAGGACGGAATCACATTGGTTTCATTGCTTCGTACAGCCGCAGAAATTGAACCCTCAAAATTGGTTATGCCGTTCTCCGAGAACGATAAAGCCAACATGAAGGGATGGTTTGAATTTAACGAGTAAGGAGGTAGGATATGTTTTTAACGATTCAAACATTATTCGATGATGCGAACATTGTTTCCGCTATCATCAGACGTGTGAACCAGACACGCAAGGACACAATCTATTGGCAGCAGTATCTTACTTTCCGCAGAGTGACTACTCGTGTGTTCAAAGACTATATCGGTTCTGTAACTGGAGTTATGGCCGGCTCCATCAATTCGCGTTTTGGAGAGAAACCCATCCGTGAACGTCGGAACATCGGTTCCGGATATGGTGAGATTGCCTATTTGGGTGATGCTTATCAGATGTCTATTGACCGTCTTTCTGAATTGCAGGATTTGATTGACAAGTTCAATGCCGCTAAGCCAGCCGACCAAAAGGCTGCAATGGAAGAGATTGTAAACTTCCTGGCAGACGACTACCGTCAGATTACCCTTGCCGCCCACAAGCGTATGGATATTATTGTCGGTGCGCTGTTGATGCTTGGTGAAGCCACCGTTTACAACAAAGATGCCGCAATCACTTCCGGTCAGACCAATAATAAACTGCTGGAGATTGCCCTTCCGTTCAATTTTATCAAGCCGAAAAGTGGAGATGTGGTTGTGGACGGAAAGAATATGTTTATCTCTTATTTGAGAGAGGAACTTCATTCCTTGGCACCGGACTATGGCGTTTATGCCAAGATGGTTATGACTCGTGCATCTTTCAACAAGCTTGTTCTTGGTTCATCTGAATTTGGTGAGCAGTACAAGATGATTCTCGGCAGCAACGAAATGAAGTTGAGTACGGGATTGGTTTCCTCTTCTTTGGCTTCCGAAGTGTTCACCGGCATCGGTCTGCCTCGCATCGAAATCAAGGAGGACTACGTGAAAGACCAGACGGGAAAAAACGTGCAGATTTACGCGGATAATCGTATTACTCTGTTACCTTCTGACAACATTGGTTATATGCGTCATCATACTCCGTATGAAGCGACAGACCCAGTACAAGGACGTACTTATATCCCGTCAGAGGGGCAGATGCTTATCTCTAACTATCGTGACAAAAACGGTCGCTACATGGAATATACGGCAGAGTGGATTCCGCAGATTTCCAATCCAGATTTGATTACTAATTTCGATTTGAGCGAAATTGCATCCATCCAATCAGCATAAGGAGGTAGGATATGAAAGTAAAGGTTATATCAGTTTTCCGCGACAAGTTCACCGGAAAGTATTATACTCCCGGTGAAGTGATTGAAGTTGCTGAAGAATCTCGTGTGCTGGATATGGAGAGTCGTAAACTCGCTGAACGGGTTGAAGCAAAACTTCCCGAAGTGAAAGCCCCTGAAGAAAAGAAAGAGGTGAAAATTTCCCTCTTTGAAAAGGAGTTTGAGAAGAAAACTTTGATTGATGCTTTGAAATCTATCGGTGCGCAGGCTTCCGGCAATATGAAAGAGGAAACTCTTTTGGCTAAGGTTGCAGAACTGGATGAAGAATCAACAGCCAAACTGAAAGAAGCATTAGGTATCGAGTAAAAGGATAGGGTAGTGCTTCTACCCTTCCATTGTCTAATTTTATAAATCAGAAAAGAAATGAAGAATTTTATTTTTGCCATGTGTGGCTTTTTAATGATGTCTTTGGTTTCGTTGAGCGTGCAGGCATCAAGTGTGGAATCTCCTAAGTGTGAATACGTGAATCCATCGGTTGATGTTGATTTACCAGATATTCAGTCTATCACTTTGGAAACGGTTCCGGCTGATTGTGTTGTACTGACCATGACACCCCCCGTCTTCTTGGTTGCAAATAACCCGGCTATGATGTGTTCGATGAAAGAGGAAGCGGCTATTCAAGGGATACGAATTAATGTTCCCAAATGTCCGTTCAGATACATCTATAAATCTAAACATTGTACGCATTATAGCTATACCGCATATAGTAAACTGATTACACCATATTGAATGATAGCAGCCATGAGTAACAAGGAGTTTGTACTAAGCGTATTTGATAAGAACACCCCGTCTAATCTTGTAGTTGAAAATATACTTTCAAGAACGGGATTGGATGGTGAAGAACCTTTTGCCGAGGAAAATCGGGCAAGATTAGAGGTCGCTTGTGTAAAGCAAATTCCGTGGATGATACAAAATCCATCTTCGGTCAGCGAAAGCGGATTTTCTGTGTCTTGGTCTAATTATGTTGATAGCCTAATGAAATTGTACTCATGGCTGTGTAAGCAGTACGGCTTGAAAGACGAACTGAGTAACAAACCTAAAGTGACTTTTTTATGATATTCGCTCCACACATATTGCAGGTAAAAGTTATCACCCCGATGGATAAGGATGAGTTTGGCAGACCTATTCCCGGAACAGGTGGTGAATACTGGCAGGAGGTATGCAAGTGCCGTTGTGATGATAACACTACCAAAGAGTTTTCATCTGATAACGGCACTGTATATCGCCCTAACTACCATGTGGTATGCGAGAAGAGAATTATTGTCAAGGCTGGTGATGAAGTACGTTGCATAGATGGTGATGGCGTAAGAGGTCAAGGCGAAGTCTACACGGTAAAGAGTACAAACTACTTTAACTACTCGGAATTATGGATGTAGATTTCGATTTCTCAGATGTCGACTCCTTTTTCGATGAAGGAGAATGGGAGGTCGAAAAGAAGATGATTGATGTAGGCGATGAAGCCGTGAAGTACGCGGAGGAACATGGCGATTATCAAGACCACACACTCACTTTGAGAACGTCCAATGATTACGATGTCGATAAAGATGGTTTGACACTGAAAAACGAAGCGGAATACGCATCATTCGTAGAATCTAAAGGGTATGATGTTTTAAGTAGTACCGCTTTATTTGCGGAGAAACGATTAAAAGAAGAATTTGAAAAATGAAAAAGTATATTGGTACAAAGTTAGTTCAGGCTATACCTGCAATTCGCAAGGGTGGTAAGGTATATCTGCCCACTGATGCTATTCCAAGAACTATGGAACAAGTGGAAGAAGGATACAAGGTGGTATACGAAGACGGCTACGAGAGTTGGTCGCCTAAAGATGTGTTTGAAAAGGCATACAAGGTGGCTGAAACATTCAAAGACCGCTTACTTATCGAACGGCAGGATTTGGCTGAAAGATTTAGTAAACTGTGTGCTTTTGTAGACACTCCCAAGTTTAAAGAAGTTGTAAAAGACGAACACCAACGTGATTTGCTTCTGCAACAGCGCGATTATATGGGTGAGTATCTGAACATTCTCAACCAACGTATCGAAGCATTGGGATGATAGTAACTACCGACATAGGAAACATTCTCTATCGGGATTGCAAGGCTTTCGGAATAGACATAGTACCCAACGGGGAAACGCTGACGGGTGAATTGACCTCTGAAAGAATCGTTATCCACACGAAGAAACAACAGCCGGGAAAGTATTGGAAGAAGTCTTTCGCAGAAGTGAATCTATGTGTACCCAATTTAAGCGAGAATGAAGCCAACTCTATCCGACTGAATGAGCTTGAAAGACAAGCTATGAAGATATTAAGGAGTACAGGTTCCTATAATGGTTCTTTTTATCGCTATTCTATCTATAATATAGGAACGGAAGCGGACACTGCTTTAAAGTGTCATTATGTGAATGTTAGTGTTTTGTTTGAAGTTTTAAATGTAAAATAGTTATGGCAGAGAATAAAAAAATTGTGGTGGTAAACCTTCAGAAGCTGGAGGTTGCGCCGATCGGGGCTGGTGGTGCCGAAGGTTCTGTTTTTGAAGAAGTCCCGGTAGTTCATGAGGACACCTTCACTTATGAGGATGAAGATCCGGAGGTTAAGGATTACAAAGATGTAGCTGGAAATACCTATTATTCCTCTAAAAAGCCGGGTGCGGTTAAGATCAATGCTTCTATTGGTATGTATGATCTTGAGACTAAGGCTAAATTCCAAGGTGGTAAGTTTACGGCGGGGTCAGAGAGTAAGCCGGGCACATGGGAGCGTGCCGACCATGTAGAGAGTAAAGAGTTTACCGTCCGTGCCACAACTGAAGATGGTGTGAAAATTATTTTTCCTCGTGCCGGTGTTTCTGCTTCTGGTAAAGCGAATGAAAAGGCAATTGGCTTAGCCCTTGTTTTTACGGCGTTGAAACCAACCAAAGCCGGCGTTCCTATTGAGCGCTGGGAAGACGGGGAGGATACAACTTTGGGTGGATAAGTTAATGACGAGGGTGAGCAATCACCCTCTAATATTTAAACTATGAGTGAGGTTTCAAAAAACATATCAGAGTTACTTTCCGGTACTTATGGAAAAGCTATTGTTGTAGGGGGAACAGTATATGTAATCAAAGCTCCTTCTATCAAAGTGATAATGAGGGCTACCCAATATTTAAGTAAGGTCGATTTACCGGAAAATGGTACTGTGCGGGAATTAATGAAGGTTGCTCCTGTCAATTTGGAGAATATCGTCAAGGGACTTTCATTCTTGGTGGTTGGTGATGTCCCGAATTATCAAAAAAGAGCTGAAAGCCTCGAACGGCAGATGCTTTCAGGTTCTAAAGAAGAATTATTGCAAGCGTATTTTGTCGCTTTTGAGTTAATAACCGGACGTGATTTTTTCGTAGTCTGCCAGTTAGCGATGGAGCTGGCAAATCTGATAGTAAAACCCAAGTAGTAGGAGGCAATACCATCGTAGGAAGTATTACCTTATTCATGGAAAATTTGAACCTTTCTTACAGGGAGGTGTATGAGGATCTTCCTTATCTTCTTTTGCTCTTGATGAGTGCTGATAAACCGAGGGCTGTCTATGAGGACAAAGAGAAAACTGAAGTAAAAAAGATGTCGGGAAAGGATCTTATGAGACAAAAAAGAGGAGCATGATTCTATATTCACGACAATCTTTTCATTGTCATGTATCTATTCCCATAAAATTCTACTACTTTATTGGTCTGATGTACTTTTATCCAAAACATTGATGTATGCCTAAATTAGCGTTTCACATAGAAGCTGACTATCAAAAAGTCATTAAGTTACGGGAAGAGATAGATAAGTTAAAATCTACTATTGCCGGGATGGATAGTAATACTTCTCCGGCTACTTTCCGGGCAATGGAAGTTCAACTTGCTAAAAATACGAAAGAATTGGATTCTCTTGTCACTTCCGCAGTACGTGCAGGCAATGAAATAAACCAAGGTTTTAAAAAGAAAATATTCGATGCTTCGCAAGTTGTAAACGGATTATCAGAAAAAATTATCACTCAAAAAGCTGTTATTAAAGATGTAGAGACTGATGTAAAACGACTTGGAGAGGCCTATCGTATTGCATTGAAAAGAAATCCATTGTCCGCTAATGAGAAATTGGAAGAATACAACGCTGCACGCAAGGCCTTGGATGGAGAGAAAGCTGCTTTATTTGGATTAACGCAAGAACAGGCTAATGCACGACTATCGGTAAAAAAACTACGTGACGAGTATACTTTATATCGACAGGAGGGTATAGAGAATGTCGGTGTGACAAAGCAGATAGAACAAGCGATGTCTAATGTCGGCAAAAAATTATTGGGAGGATACTCCATTAAGGAGTTTCTGTCAAACATGGTTCGTGTTCGTGGCGAGTTTCAAGCAGCAGACACCGCTATTCAAACTTTGCTTGGAAGCAAAGAAAAGGCGGATGAACTTATGTCACAAGTCCGTGAATATGCAAAGATTTCTCCTCTTGAGTTTTCTGATGTAACCCAAGCTACGCAGATGATGTTAGGCTTTAATATCGAGGTCGAGAAAGTACCACGTTATTTACAGGCTATTGGCGATGTCTCTATGGGAGATACCCAAAGGTTTAACTCGCTTACGTTGGCTTTCTCTCAAATGTCGGCAGCAGGAAAGTTGATGGGGCAAGATCTTAATCAGATGATTAATGCCGGATTCAATCCGTTGCAAATCATGGCAGATAAGACCGGAAAATCTATTGCTGCGCTCAAAGATGAGATGTCTAAGGGGGCTATTTCCGCAGAAATGGTACAACAGGCGTTTATAGATGCTACTTCGGCAAGTGGTAAATTTTATAATATGTCCGAGAACGCTTCAAAAACTATCAACGGTCAGCTATCCATGATGCAAGATGCGATGGATTCAGTATTCAATGAATTGGGGCAGAAATCGGAGGGTGTCATAATTAAGGGTATCCAAACAACCACTTCGTTGATAGAAAACTATGAAACGATAGGTAAGGTATTGGCTGGGTTGGCTGCTACTTATGGAGTTTATCGGACTGCTTTGATAGCCAGTATTACATTAACTCGTAGTTGGGCTGTTGCCGCAAGGGTAGATGCGGCCGCAAAAGGAATCCAAACAATTATGACAAAAGCGCAGACTGTCGCTCAATTGGCTTTAAATGCGGCAATGAAAGCTAATCCTTATGTTTTACTTGCCACCATTGTAGCCAGTTTTACCGCTACTATGTGGGTTCTTCATGATAGTACAACCGCTGTCGAGAAAGCCCAAAAGCAACTTAATAAAGAACAAGAAGAAGCCGCGCACAGGAAACAGGAACTTACCTCTAAAACAGACAGTCTGATTTCAAAAATAAATAGTGAGACTGAATCTGTTTATTCGCAGGTTAAGGCATACAAAGAGCTGATAAAACTGTTTCCCGAACTTGGAAATGTGAGTCTCGAAGAGTTTAAGAATTTGCCTCAGGATCAGCAAAATAAGATGTTATCATCTGTCAATGAGAAGAGAGAAATAGACAATGCGGTTAAGGCTTATGAGGCTGATCTGAAAAGAATAGAGGACCTTAAAAAGAAAATACAAGAGACAGAATCTTCTCCGTACAATAAATCTGGTAATTCATGGATTCATGATGTAGAACGACTTAATAAGCAACTTGATACTGCTAATAATCTTGCAAAACTCCATAAGGAAGAAATAGATAAAATAAAAGAAGCCCAATGGGAGGCTAACACTCCTGTTGAAGAGAAGGTTAAGCATTATGAGGATGTGAAAAGAAAACTTATCGAGGAAAGGGATGAACTTGATAAAACTTTGACGGAATCAGAGGATATAGCTTCTGTGTGGGTGGGTGTTCCTGATATCATTAGTAGTATCAGGCTTGATGCTTTGAATAAGCAGATAGATGAGACAACAGGAAAGATCAATTCATTAACGAGGAATAGTATCTCTGTTGTACAGAATAAATCCTATTGGGAGAAGCAGAAACAGGATGCAGAAGCTGCTCGTAATGCCTTGGATGTATCAAAAAAGAACTCTGAAGATTGGAGCAAGTATACAAAACAGATACAAGAGGCGCAAACGCAAATAGACAAATATTCTGATTCGACCAAGCGCGAAAAACAAGAAAAGAAAGAGGCGGATAAGCAACTCAAACAGCAAAAAACGATTCATAACGAACTTTTATCCCTCCGTCGTCAAAACCAGCAATCCGAAATTGACCTGATGAAAGAAGGTTCCGACAAGAAGATTGCCCAAATTTATCTTGACTATGACAATGAGATTGCAGCCATACTCGCCAAAGAGAAAGAGTGGAAAGACGCGCAAGGCGGCAAACTGAGCAAAGAACAGACGGTCGAGATTCATACCGCTTTGGTCAATTCATACGTTAAACGAGAGCAATCGACCTCCAATGTGAATAAGGAACAACTGGAGGAAGAGAAACGCGCCATGAACGAATACCTGAAAGAATATGGTTCATATTTGGAAAAGCGTCAGGCTATCACGGAGCTTTATAATGAGAAGATAGCAAAGGCCACAACGGAAGGTGAACGGCTTTCCCTTGCAGAAGGTATGAAGAAAGAGCTGGCGGACGTGGATAATGAAGCCCAAAAGAGCACCTCCATCATCACCCGGTTGTTTGATGATATGAGTAAAAAAAATATCACTTCTATTCGTGCCATTGCGGATGAAGCGGAAAAATTCTTGTCTTTTCTTGAAAGAGGGGAATATTCATCTGATAATTCATTTGGTATTACCGAAGAACAGTTTGATGTGCTTCGTAAGTCTCCGGATCAGTTGAAGGCCATCAAGGATGAAATAGCCAACGTTCGTCGTGAAGCCGACCAAATGGAAACCTCTTTTAATAAAGTTTCAAATGGCCTGAAAAAAGTATTTGCCTCTGAAAATGATGCCAGGAAGTTAAAAGAAGGTTTGGCAGAAATAGAAGAGGGTATGAATGAAATCATGCAGGCCGGACAGTTCCTCTCTGACACGTTTTCGAAGCTCGGAGATTCGTTTGGTGGTGTATTCGGTGGGATAGCTGAAGGTTTCAGTGTGGCTATGGACACTGTAAGTTCTGCAATGAACGGTGCGAAAGCCGGTTCCATGTTCGGTCCGATCGGTGCGTCTGCCGGTGCTGCCATTGGTGTCGTTACATCTTTGGCCGGTGCCATCGCCAAAATCCATGACAAGAAGAACGAAAAACGTATTCAGCGGTTGCAGGATCAGATTGATACATTGGATAAATCATACGAAAAACTGGATAAATCCATTCAGAAGGCTTATTCGAATGATGCTTCCCGATTGATCGATCAGCAGAACACACTTTTGGAACAACAGAAAGTTTTAATCCAGCAACAAATCCGTGAAGAACAGGATAAAAAGAAAACCGATAAGGATAGGATAAAGGAATGGCAAAACCAGATTGACGAGATTAATGAAGCCATAGCAGAAAACAAGGAGAAGGCTAAAGATGCCATCTTCGGGGAAGACTTGAAATCCGCCATTGACAATTTCGCAAGCGCACAAGCCGAGGCGTGGGCTGCCGGTGAGGACCGAGCAGAATCGGCGAAAGAGGCTGTTAAGAAGATGATGCGGCAGATGGTCACAGAATCCATCAAGGCTGCAACGGAATCTTCCGGTGCAATGGAGAAGATTCGTGACAAGCTGAAGGAGTTCTATGCCGACAATGTCCTTTCCGGTTGGGAACAGGATTATATCTATAATATGGCGGAAGAACTGCAAAAAGAGATTGACAGGCAGTTCGGTTGGGCTGATAGCCTGATGAAAGATGAGGTGGAAGAACCGGAGAAAGAAGAAGATATATTCGAAAATACCCTGAAAGGCGCGTATGCCAAAGCTTCCCAGGAAAGCATAAACTTGTTGGCCGGTCAGACCGGGGCCGTCCGTGCCCTGTTGGAAGACATCCGCGGCAGTATGCAACCGATCCGGGAACAAATGAAGCTGATCTATGATATGCAATCCAGAGGTTGGGAAGATGTGAAGGCCATCCGCGAACTATCAGATAAAGTGGAAAAGAATACCGATCGGATCGCCGAGAATACGAGAGAGATCAAAGAGGTTGCCGGTAAGATATCGGAAAACACTAGAGGCACGGTTGATGCCCTGGAAGGTACTATTAACGTAAAAGTAAAAATGTAACATGATGGACAAAGAGTTTTTTGAGATCGCAAACCGGTTAGGTGCCTGTAGGTTGTTGCATGGCACGGAAAACAAAGAAGAGCTTATGCGCCTTCTGCTGACGCCGCAGGGTACGGAGTTCTGCACGAAGAATAATTTCCCGTCTATGGAACAATTACGGGAGTTCCGGGGCAAGAAGGCCGAAAGCATGGGAATCTATATCGAAACGGACGTGAAACTGACGAATCCGGTGAAGGTATTCCTGGCCGGTTCCAAGGCAATCCTTCATTTTGATACGATCGGCCGCTACAACGTGATCCTGATGCACGGGGCGGAAGCCGAGATCCATGCGAGTAACTATGCCGTGGTGTTCGTAAAGAACGCTGGCGGTAAGGTAATAACTCATAAAGACCATACAGCACGTGTATTATGACAATAGATGGAAAAGACGTATATACTGAATGGGGATGTAAATTATTGGAAGGTTCTTTTGATGATCTTCTGAAATACCCCAAACGTAAGGCAGTCAAATATAACAACTGGGCGGAAGCCGACGGGATCGATCCCGATCTGTCGGTTGTGGAGTTCGAACCTAAGACCGTCAAGTTGAAATTCCTCATGAAGGCAGAAACGCTTGAGCAGTTCTGGTCTGGGTATAGAAAGTTTGTTGCTGATCTGTCCGCACCGAGCTATCGGGAATTCAATCTTATTGCCGGTATGACCAACCGCTTACGCTTCAATGCCGGCTCTTCTCACGAACAGCCTGTGCCATTTAATGCAGGGGAGAACGTATCTGTGTTTGAACTTTCTTTTGTCGAGGACAATCATGCCATTTATCCGGCAACTCCGGCCGGCGGTATCGGGCTTCGCGGGCAGTATGCGATTAATGGGATAGACTTTGCAGACTTCGGTATAGGATCGGACGATAACCAGGAGGACATCTTGAAATATCCTGCGGTTAAGGCGCCGTTCACCGATGGCCGTACGGTAGACCTTTCGACAATCAAAACCCAGCATAGGGAAATAAAACTGTCCCTTTGGATGTTGGCCGGCAGTGTGGAAGAGTTTCTGAATAATTATCGGGCATTCTTTAGCCAGATATCCGGTGTAGGAAATCAGGAATTATATATTAAGACATTGGATGGTATCATTCAGGTGTACTATACGGATTGCCCGTCCTTTTCTGTGGAAGTCTGGCTGGAGAACCGGATAGGGGCAAGATTCACTATTTCTGTTGTTGCTCCCGTAGTGAGTTGGATAGATGCCGGCGGTGATGTTCGTTACCGTGTGCTGAAGGATCCGGATTTGGGGTTATTGGCAGACGAGCAAGGTAGAATAATAGTTTTCAATTGATATGGCAGAAGAATTTGAAATAATCAGGGCTAATTTGCTTCCGGCAGCCGGAACAATAACCGATAATGATATGATCCTGATCATTCAGGGTGGGAGGACTAAGCGTGCTTTGCCCTCTGCAATGAAAGGTAAACAGGGCGATCCCGGCCTTAGTGCGTTTTTAGGGATAAACGATAAATACATCCTTTGGAAACAAGGAGCTAATGGTGCTTGGCAGAATCTGTTGGAAATTGAGAAAATTCGTGGGCCGAAAGGAGAGAAGCCGGTTTTTCGAAAGTTGAACGGTACGCTTCAAATGAAATACGAAGGTGAGCCGGATAGTGCATACGTGGATATTTTCGACCGTGAAGAATTGAAAATGAAGTTTTCCGATCTGACACCAGCAGAAGTGGATCAATTGAAACTGCATTTTTCTGATCTGACAGAGACTGATAAGGCCGAACTTATGAAGCCGGCAACGGATGCGGCAAAAGAGGTTCGTGAACAGATGTCCCAAATTAAGGAGGAAGCTAATACTGCTATATCGAATGTAAACACCGCAAAAGTGAGCGCAGAGGCGGCAACCAAGGCTGCAAATGATGCCGCAGCTTTAGCAAATGCCGCAGCTGGTCAAGCAACTCAATCTGCCGGAGATGCTGATGCAGCGACCAAATTGGCTGTTGCTGCCGCTGCATTGGCGGAGGAAAAAGCCGGTATAGCCAATACCGCAGCCGAGAATGCCGATACCGCAGCAGCTTCAGCCAATATGGCAAAGGAAGAAGCAGATAAAGCAACTGTTGAAGCCAATATAGCCGCAGGAAAGGCCAATGATGCAGCAGCAAAGGCTGACACGGCAACATTAAATACCAATACCGCAACGGATAAAGCGAATGAAGCAGCATCCTCGGCTACAACTGCCGCCGAAAATGCTAATGCGGCTGTAGAGCGTGCGGATGATACCATAGCTTCTGCCGAGACTGCTACAAAATCGGCGACGGATGCAGCTTTGGTCGCAAACACGGCAAAAGAAAATGCAGACAAGGCGGCAAATACAGCCAATGTTGCCGCTACTCAGGCCAATGAAAAGGCAGGACTGGCGGATACGGCTGCTTTGGCTGCTAATGCAGCAAAGGAAGATGCCATAGTCGCAACCGGCAAGGCCAACACAGCCGCCGACCGCGCCAATCGTGCAGCCGAAGCCGCCGAAGGAGT